CGCGTTCCGTCGGCGCGTAGGCTTCTCCCTCGGGCGACGCCTGTCGGTCGATGTTTCGCCGACAAGCCCGGGCCCCGAGCGTGCCGATCAACTGCAACACGCCCGGATCGGCCAGCCGTTCGCCCAGTGGCGCGAGCGCCTCGGCAAGCTGCTCTCCGCCGAAAAACCCCGAGGCCATCTCAGAGATCCCTCAGAGTCGAGCGGTTGAGCTGCTGCGGGTAGCCGTCGAAGTCCAGGTTCGCAAAGGCGCCCGTGGAACCGGACGAGCTCGACGGCAGCGTGAACCCCCCGGTGGCAACGGCCTCGAGGATCTTCATCGCATCTTCGTAGAGCCGCCGATCGGTGTCCGAGGGCGTGCCGCGCCGCGCCTTGAGCTTGTAGTTGGCGATGTCCAGTAGAAACGAATTGAGCAGCGACGAGTCCGCGTTGGAGAGCGGCACCGTGTAGCCGCCGCGGCGCGCGTACCCGTTCGCCAGATCCTTCACCACGTCCAGAATCCAGTCTTCGACATCCGAGTCCGTCACGCCATCCGGAGGCACGGTGTCGTCGGTCAGCTCGATGTAGAGCGTCGCGCCGCCGACTCGCGCCTGGAGTTCTTCGGTCGTGATGTATGGCTCGGCCACAGGTTAGTCCTTCATCGGCTGGATGATGAGATTCGGATCGGCGAGAGCCTCCTGGACGTCTCCGTGTGTCCAGCCGAGCTCTTCTGCCGTGAAGATCCGCTGGCCGTCGCGCGTGAACGTGCGGCCATTGAACTCGTAGGTCTGCCTGTTGCCGCCTGGCGTGATACGGACGCGAGGAGCGCCGCCGGGTAGACGAACGTCTGGCGGCGCCTCGGTCGCCTTGGTAACAGCTCTCGACGGTTTCTCGATTGGATGCGAAACGGGGACCGGAGCCGCCTTTTTCTTGGCGGCCCCGGCAGCCTTTGAACGAGAGCGAGTCTTGGGAGTCACCGGACTACGTCACGGCCGCGCCAAAACCGCATTGCCATGCAGCGTACCCAGCGTTGCTGCGCAGATCGACGCCCCAGCGAAGCTCGTTCAGCATGAACAGGTTGTCGTCGCGCATGTCCACCTTCGGCACGATGCGCGCCGGCTGGCGCTCTTGGTAGACGAGCGCCGGCATGAGCTGAGTCGTCGCGAACAGATACCAGTTGTTCGCGTCGGTCAGCCACGGGTTGACGAGCAGATCCGCCGAGCCGCGCCAGACGTTCGTCACCCCGGAGGCGTCCGCCGTGCCGGCGACGACGATGTCCGCGTTGAGGATCGACCGGGCCATGCCCTCGAGCGCCGGCGGGACCATGAGCAGATTCGGGATGATCCCGAGCGGCTCGCCTGAGTCGTTGGTGAACGCGCCCATCGCGGCGCGCGCGGCGGCGTAGGAAGTCGCCGAGAGCGCGGTCGTGCCCGTGTTGCTGCCGACCGTGCTGCCCATCGGGTGGTCCGTGTCGAAGAAGTACTGCCCGTCGTAGCAGAGCGTCGCGAAGCCCGCCTGGATGAGCGTTGTGATCAGCTTGTCCGGGAAGACCCCGGCCGCGCGACCGAGCTTCTCGGCTCTCGGGTAGAGCGCCGCGACGTCGGAGTCCGCGACCTTGTCGGCGTTGATCGACAGCGTGCCCTCGAAGTGCTTGTTGGTGATCGTGAAATCCTGGGTCTTGAGCTGCTTGATCTGGCGAGCTCCGATCCACTCCTCGATCGACGGCCACATGTTGTCGAAGGGATAGATCTCAAACGCCTTCGACGAGGGGATGATTTCCGCGACGCGCGGGTAGAACGACTGTGCGCCGGCCAACCCGGTCGCGAACCGACCGTTGACGCCGCCCGAGATCTGGGCAACGACAGCCGGAGAAATTGTCGGCATGGTGCTGGTTCTCCTTTCTTCGTTATGCCAGTGCGGCGCTTTCGATCAGGACCAGAGGAAGACCGTCGTCGGCGAAGCCGTGCAGGATGCCCGCGACGACCGTGCCGGCTGCGGTCGCCCGTACCGTCTGGTCGTCCTCGACGTAGACCGGAGCGTTGATGAGTACCGCCGTGACCTCGTCGCCAGACTTGTTGAGACACTTGATGACGCCGTGGCGGACGACGAGCTTCCGGACTCCATCCGCCACCCCGGTCGCGTCGATCTTGTAACCCGGGGTCTGGAGCGTTCCGCCGGCGGCCTGGCCGTTGAATGCCTGGTCGTTCCACATCTCGAGATCCGCAACACCCGTCGGCCGAATCGCGGTCGTGGCCGGGGCCATGTAGCCGTCCGACGCGGGCCCGACCAGCGCGCCGTGGTAGATGATCGCGTCGCCCGAGACGCCCGCCGCGCGAGTCGGCGGCTTGGTGTCCTCGCCCAACATTACGATGGGCCGAGGAGCGCTGAGAGCTGCCATTGGATTACCTCCCTCCCTTCAGGAGCGTCAGGAACTCCTGCTTTCCCTTGCGGTAGTTCTCGACTGAGAGTCCTGCGAGACGCGCCGCTTCCGCGTCGTCCTCGTCGTGCGGATTCGTCTTCTTCGGATCCTCCGTCGCCGGAGGAGCTGCGGCGGGCTGGAACTGCACCGGCATCGTCGCTAGGCACTTCTCGAACTCCGCCGAATCGCGCTTGGCGAACTCCGTCGCCCACGCCTCCATCGCCGGCGTGATCTTCCCGGCCGCCTTGCCCTGCCTGATGAGCTCGTCGGCCTTCGCCTCGGCGACCTTCTTCCGCTCCGCCTCAAGATCCTCGCGCGGCACGAGCGTGTACGCCTTTGCGATTGCCTCGTCCGTCGTCGCCTCGGCGCCGAGGCCCAGCGCCGTTAGCAGGCCGGCCGGAACCGCCAGCGGAGCCGTCAGGCGCGTCTCGAGTGCGGCGAGCGCCTCCGGTTCCGCGGTGTCCGCGGCGAGGCCCAAGAGCTGCTTCAATCGATCGAGCATCTCGTCCTCCTTGAAACTCCGGCCACTGCGACCGGAGGCTGTTTCCGATATCTGCTGCAACTGCGAAAGAACCTCGTCGATACCCGTCCCGCCTACGGCAGGATGCGTCACCGCCGAGACTTCCATCCCTTCAAGGCCCCTCATCAGAACCTCGACTGTTTCCCCGGTCTTCTTGTCCTTGCTACCGACGGCGAACGGGCCGTGCTTGCAGCCGAAGATGTCCGCATCGCAGACCGTGCAGACGTACTCCTCCGCATCCCATCCGATCGAGAACCGATCCATCGTCCCATCGGAGAGGCTGTCGATCGCCCACGGCTTGACGGCGAGCAGCGTCTGCCGAATCACCTTCTCGTCGCCGTCGTTCTCGAGCACCGATTCGAGGATCGTCCCGGCGCGATCGGCCTGCTTGCGGGAATGGTCCTGGAGAAACGGCCGACCGACGAACGACGCGGCGAACTGCTCGAGCTCGCCCTCGTCGAATCGGACGTAGTTCTTGTTTCTGCCGGTGCGGTAGACCCGAGCGCGCACCTTCATCGCGCGCGGCTTGCCGTTGACGCCGTCCGGCCCCGATTCAAGGATCTCGAGCGGCTTCAGGTCGGCGGTCTGCGTGAAGAAGCGTTTCATTGCGGCCCTGCCTGGTCGTTGAGAAACTCCGACACGAGCCCGAGATCGAAGCTGCCGAGATCGGCCTGGTATTCGATGCCGAGCGCGGGGGAGGTGAATTCGCTCGAGGCGAGGTCTTCCTGAACCTCTGCGGGCAGGGACGCGGAGACGTAGTCGTTCTCGCGCGCCTCGCGGCGAGTGATGGGTTCGGCGCTGCATCGGCAGTTCCACGACCAGGGCGGATAGATTTCCGGGTGTGCGTTCTTCTGGAACGTCAGGCCATCGAGCGCCGCGTGCGACTCGCGCACCCGGTCATCGCCCACGGTTCCGTATCGCCAGCCCCACAGCGCGCCGCCGAGTGCGGGGTCGGTCAGCTTCTCGAAGCTGCCGCGGCCGAACGCGCTCTGGAGGTTGGTGCGAAACACCGTTTCAAGATGCGCTTCCGAGAGTCCGAGCGGCTCGAACGCCTCTACGAACTCGGAGAGCGTCATGCCGGATTCCGCCGCGCCTGCGAGGGCGTCGAGCACGTCCTGCAACGCGCCCATCTTCGAGACGCGCGCAACCGTGAACGCACGCGACCGCGCCTCGACACTCATGTCGTCGAAGACATCGCGCGGCGTCGGCGCGAGCGAGCGGAGGAACCGCACCGCCTCGAGAAACGGCAGATCGATCCACTTCGCCGGCATCTCAGGAATTCCTTCCGTGAAGCCGAACGAGCAGGATCTGCTCGCGCAAGGTCTGCTCGAGGTCCGCGACCTTGAGCTCCGGGTAGAGCTCGACGATGCGCCGCTGCGCCTGCGCGAGCGTCAGACCATCCGCGACGGCCTGACGCAGGGCGGCACGGATCTTCGACAGCCAGGCCTCCGCGAGCGGCGCGGCGGACCTGATGCCGCGGGAGGCGAGCTTATCGACGGCGGCTTGCTTCGCGCCGGAGGAAGCTGGCCGGCCCGCGTCTGCCATGATCCGCTCCGGCATGTCGCGCGGACCCTCGCTGCGATCCTCTTCGTCGCCGCCGTCCTCTTCTCCGTCGGTGCCGCCCCCGAAAGACGGCACGGCGGTCGCCTGGACCGGACGCAGCACGTCGTCCTCTTCCTCTTCGCCCACCGGCGCCGCGATCCCGTAGTCCTCGCGAATCTGCTGCTTCGAGGCCGTCAAGGACGGGAACAACCGGAGGATCCGATCGGTGACTGTCGATTCCGCGTTCATGTCCCGCGGCAGCTCGACGTCGAACCAGAGCGACGGGACCAGATGCTGCGCGACCGCGTCCCAGCCGAAGTTCCAGCCCACCATCGGCGTGAAGATGTCCCGCTTGATGATCCCGGACAGCCAGCGGCAGTCGGCTTCTCGGATGTCCTGGCGCACATCCATCGCCGCGGTGATCCCGAGTTGTCCCTGCCCGGGGGAGGACTGCGACGTCAGCTCGTGGCCCAGGACCTTCCAGGCCATCCACTTGTCGAAGTAGTCGATCTGCGCGCCGAAGACCTCGACGCCGTCGCGCGTCGCGACGACTTTGACGTCGAGCTCCGTGTTCTTCGAGACTACGGCCGAGAGGTCCTGCGCGAAGTCTTTCATCGCGCTACGAAACTTCGTGTACCGCTCCGTGTTGTCGAAGTCTGCCTCGTCAATCTTCAACACCCGTGGCGGCAAGCCGAAGCGCTCGCCGTAGGCGACCATGTCCTTGACGACTGTGACCTTGAAAAAGTACGGCCAGACGAGCGTCCGCAACACGCCGGCGCGCGTCGGATGGTCGCGGCGCGTCATGTCGATCGCACGCACGGTCGAGTACGGCGGTAACGGCTCGCCCCAGTCGCCCGTGCTGTTCATGTTCGGCTTCATCGGATCGAACACGCGGACCTCGTCGCTCTTGAACGCCCAGCGGATGTGCTTGGTCGGGATGCGTGAGAATAGTTGCGGCACAATCCGCCCACCGCTGTCCGTGCCCCAGGTGATCCAGTCCACCGCGAAGGGCTTGCCGACCGCGTCCATCAGATCGCCGACGAGCTCGACGAACTCGACGCCGCGCAGCGCCTCCTCGCAGAAACCCGCGATCTCATTCGCCTTCTCGTCCGCGTCCTGGTTCGCCGCGGTCAGCTTCGGCGGCGCGACTTCCCAGTCGAGCCCCTGAATCGATTTCGTGCGCGCGCCGAGGATCGCTTCGATCTTCCCGTCCTTCTCGACCATCTCCTCTTCAAGCTCGATCAGGCGGTACGGGTCGCCGGCGTCGGCTTCCTCGAGGATCTCGACGATCGTCCAGGGGCGCAGATCCCGCGACGGGTAGAGGCGATAGCGGTCGGTTGCCTCCGCATCGACGCCAGTAGGAACTACTCTCGTCGCGGGAGGTTGTGGCGGGCCCGGTAGAGGAATCTCCGTGCCGGTATAGTCGACCAGCCGCGGGACAGAGACGCTCGCCATCTACCCAGAGCGTATGGGGTTACGCAACTTCGTTCGCCGGTTGTGCGGAAACGCCTCGGAAAACCGGCCCTTTCGAGACGTTTCACAGCATGCCGGTTAGAAGCCCGAGAGGTCGCGTTTCGTCACGATGCCGAACCGCAGACCGCCGTCTCGCTCATCCTCGCCTGGCCGCTCGCGCCGCAGCGACTCAATACGCGGTGGGCCGAAATTCCCAGCCTCCGAGCCGAACCAAGCGAGCATCATCGAAAAGGCCGCGTCGTCGTGCTCATGCTCCTGCACGCGATAGGTGATCTTCGCCTGCGCGGTTTTTGAGATCGCAACCTCGAAGTGGTCGAGCTCGCGTTTGTGCTGTGCGAGATCGTCTGTATCCACCACCGTGAAGCGCTTCCCATCACACGCCGCAGCGAAGCCCTCGACCAGCGCTTTCCGCGACGGCTCGGTGAAGATGTAACCCTCGACTGTCATCCCGCGTTCCGAGAGTTCCTCGACGACGGGATCGCCGAGGCCGGTCTGATCGACCCACGCGCGCGCGCAATGCCAGCGCCGATACAATTCCGCGATTCGCTCGTACTGAACCGTCCAGCCAACCTTGTAGAGGCGCACCGCAGCGACAAAACGTTTCCGCGTGACGTCCAGAACGGTCCCGACCGTGAAATCGTGCTTCCGCCCGAGATCGACACCCATGATGTACGTGTGGCCCAGCTCCGGCTCCTTCGGAGCGGCGCCAGTCCAGAGCTCGTCCAGGTTCGGGAACAGCGCGACGTCGTCTCTCGGAATGACCGCGTTGTAGAGCGCATCGAACAGCGCCTGCGGCATGCCGGCCCGGATCTCATCGACGCTGAGAGGATCGCACCACGGTTCGGCGAGCGTCGGGAAACGCATCGCCGCCTGGGATTTCGTACGCCGCTCCTCTTCGGTCATCGCCTCGACCTCGAGCAGCTTCCGTATGGCCCAGTTGTGCGCGCCATGATCCAGGTTGAACGCGCAGACGATCGAGCCGCGCGTCGCCGTGGTCGTCGTCAGGGCCGCCGTGTAGACCGCCGCAGGCTGACGGCTCGCCTCGTCGATGATGAAGAGGTGATAACCGTCGCCATAGATCGCGTCCGGATGCTCGCCCGTGAAGGAGACGAACCGGGGATTGTCATGCGCATCGAAGATGGTCCCGCTCGAGTCATTGCCTACGAGCACGCCTCGTTCGATCGGTTCGGCGAGGATCTGCTTGAGTCGTCGATAGGTCTTCATCGTGCGTCGCAGGAGCGACCCGGACCACGCAACAGGTCGGCCCTCAAGAATGGCATTCACCGCACGGAGCTCCAGAGCGATCGTTTTCCCAGTTTTTGTGGCTGCGCCGATAAACAGGAACCGCGCCGGATGCTCGATCATCTGGCGCTGCCGCTCCGTCACGCGGACCGCGATGTCGATGACTGCCCGAGTGGGTGAAGGAATTGCTTCCGCGACGGAACTCAGGATTTATGCCTCGACGTTGTCCGGCGGCGGAACGATCTTCAGCTTCAGGAACACGTCCAGAAACGACCCTTCGGTCGTCTCGACGCGGCACTTCACGATGTAGATCGCATTAACCTCGCCGCCCTTCAGTTCGGCAGCAACGATGGGCGGCTCGCTGAAGTCCGGCGTCCCGACGACCAGCGGCGTCGTCGTCGTGTTCTCGATGATCGTCATGACCGCCGCAACGATGTCCGGCGTCGCCTGCTCCGGGAACTTCGAGAAGTCCCACTCGTAGACGCGCTCCTCATCGGCGAACTGCTCGAACAGCTTCGGATCTTTCATCGGTTCGGCCTCGCTGGTCCCGTGGCGACGTTCGGCCTGTCCGGCCCAATGGAGCGGAGCATTGACGGGAACGCTTCGGCACGGTCCGGCCGACTCTGTCCGGCGGCCCGAATCTCCGACGGGAACGCCACGGCACGATTCGGTCGCACCGGCCAGATCGCCCGCCCGCCG